ATGATGGCGGTTATGTAGTTATGCTTTTAAGACTTAATTTTTTTGGAAGCAAAAAAAGAAAAGAAATATTTGAAAACAATATGCCTGAATATTGCTTTGTGCATCACAAAAGAATTTCATTTATGAGTGGAGCAACTGATAGTATAGAGTATGCACATTTTGTTTGGAAAAAAGGAACTAATAATGATTACTGTAAGACCTATGTTATATAATTTTCTTTTTGTTTTTCTTCGATATTTGTTTCGGAGCGATTCACTAAGGCATTTCTTATAACACAAAGATAAGAGCCGTTTTAATGGCTTTTATCAACTGTTAGGAGTAGTTAAATAAGTAATAAGGGAGCGAGGCAGTGAGTTTTAAACAGGTGGCGTTGTGTACAAGCGAAAGTTAATGACTGCATTCTACCACCTACCCTTATTAAATTAAATTTAAAGAATGAAAATAATTTTAACCATAGAAGAAGACGAATTTGGAGATCTGAATTCTGAATTAGTAGCTGAAGATGTAGAAATATTAGAAGCTCTAGAAATAATAAGAGATGCTCAAGAAGAGCTATATTTAAGTAGAATAAATTTAAACTAAAAACAATGAGTGAAGTAAAAGGAACGATTAAAGCAATCAAAAAAACACAAGTAATAAGTGAGAAGTTCAAGAAAAGAGAATTTGTCTTAACCACAGAGGATAAATATCCACAGGACGTATTATTTCAATTGTCACAAGATAACTGTGATCTAGTAGATATTTTTAAGGTTGGAGATAAAGTAACTCTAGCCTATAATCTAAGAGGTATAGAATGGGTAAGCCCAAAGGGTGAAACAAAATGGTTTAATACCCTAGAAGTGTGGAAAATGAGTTACCAAGATGAAACAATAAAACCTGTAGTAAAAGAAGAAGTACAAGAAGTAAATCAAGTTTCAGATATACTACCTTTTTAAACATGGATATAATTTACTTCCAACCACACGGCATAAAACCAGAGTATTGTGAAGCTGGAATAATACACGAATCAGATAAAGATTATATATGGTATTTAAATGAACCTTGTAAAGTATTGATAAGCGAGGTGAAAATAATACCAAAAGAGAAAGTGTATTATGATAAAAAAAATAGGTGTAATAAAGTAATAAAATAATTTACTATATTTGTGAAAGGGTAGTCGGCTTAACGTAGCGTTGCCCTTTTCTAATTTAAACTATATGACAAATATCATTATAAGTCTTTTTATAGCCTTCATAGTTCACCAAGAACTTAACTTTGGTTACTATGTAAGGAAATGGACAGGCACACGAATAAGTAAGCCAATTAAAGTGCTAGACTGTTTTCCATGTTTCAGCTTTTGGATAGCAGCAATAATAAGTTTATACACTCAAGACTACCTAACGCCGTTAGCAGTCTTTTTAATAATAAAGTTTTATGATAATAAGTAAAGAGGCATATGAGTCTTTTTTAAAGGTTAAAGACTTAATCAAAAAGCCACAAATAAAGTATACTAATGAACAATTCTTATTGCTTTCAGAAGTATATGCAGAGATAACAAAGAAGCCTTTAACAAAAGGGTGTGCTGGTTGCTTAGAAACAGGTTTGAAGATTTTAAATAATTGGATGAATCTATTTGAAGAAGCTACTAGATTAGCATATGAGACTCAGGAAGTGATTAAGAAAGTAAGAAAGCCAAGAAAACCAAAAGCATAAAGCAATGGGAAGAACAAAGCTAATAGAAACACCTGAAATGCTTTGGCAAATATTCAAAGAGTATAGAGAATATGTAAAGAGCAGACCAAGGACAAACCATGTATTTGTAGGTAAAGACGGTAACGATGCAAGGCAAGAACTTGAAAGACCACTAACAATGGAAGGATTTAGAGTGTATTGCTTTGAAAATCATAGTTGTGTAAAACAATATTTTGACAATCCGGATAAAAGATACAATGATTATATTACGATCTGTTCGTATATAAAAGATATAGTTCGCCAAGATCAGATTGAAGGTGGTATGGTCGGACAATACAATGCTAGTATTACACAACGTTTAAACGGATTAGCAGAGAAAACACAAAACGAAAATAAGACTGTAGAACGATTCGATTTCGATGTCAACGATTAAAGGATATAAACCACATTCAAAACAAAAAGAAATTCATAACTCTATAATAAACGAGGGTTATAAATATTATATCCTAAACATAGGTCGACAATTTGGTAAAACAATGCTAGGTATAAACCAAATGTTGTATTGGGCTATCAATCACAAGGGGTGCAATATTGCATGGGTTACACCAATATACAAGCAATCAAAGAAAGTATTTGATGAAATGGAAAAGGTCACTAAGTCAAGTGGCCTATTCGAGTATAATCGAAGCGACTTAACGATAAGCGGTTTTAACTCACAGATACAATTCTTTTCTGGTGAACGACCGGATAACATTCGAGGTAACACATTCGATTATTTGATAGTAGATGAGATGGCATTCACACGTTCTGAGTTATGGAGTGAGGTATTAAGTGCAACCGTATTAGTAAAAGGTAAGAAAGTAATCTTTATTTCAACACCAAAAGGTAAGAACCATTTTTATCAACTATCACTACAACCTAACTACGATAATAGATACAAGTACTTTCATTATTCGAGTTACGATAATCCCATGATTGATTCAGAGGACTTAGAGGAGCGTAAACGATCACTACCTAAACATATCTTTGAACAGGAATATTTAGCAAAGTTTATAGACAATGCTAGTGGACTATTCAAGAACGTGGATAGTTGCGTAATAAAGACCGCTGAACGCACTCAAAAACTATTCGGAGGGTTAGACATAGGACGAGCAGACGATTACACCGTGCTAACGATTCTAAACAAGAACTATCAAATGGTATACGTTCAACGTTGGAGGCAACAGGAATGGAGTAAGATAATTGACGAGGTTGCAACTAAGATAAGAGAATATAACGTTGAGATATTTGTGGAAGTGAATAACCAAGGGGATGTGTTCTTTGAGATGCTACAGAATAAAGTATACAACAACGTACAGCCTTATGTAACCACAACAGCAACTAAACCAATTATGATTGAAGATTTAGCGGTTCACTTTGAAAATAAGGATATAGGAATACTAAACGAGAATTGGCTAGTAGATGAATTAAATGCATTTACTTATATTTACAACGAGAAAACAAGGCGTGTGCAATACGGAGCACCACAAGGTGTACATGATGACGGTGTGATGTCATTGGCACTTGCAGTACAATCAATAAAGAAAAATCAATATGGCTATTTTGAAGTATATTAATATTAAGGCACCGAAAACATTAAACGACTTAAGGATAAAGCATCTTAAAGCTTTGACAAATGAGAAGTATCAAAAAGCAATGGATTTGGGTACTATCATAGAGTTTATATGTTTAATTACAGGGTCGAAAAGAAGCGATTTAAACAAAGTTAATATATCTGAGTTACGTAAGATTCATGAACACTGTATAGGGTTGTTTAAAGACTTTCAATTGACTAAACCAAAAGACGAAATAACAATCAATGGAGTGAGTTATTTATTAGTCGACCCGTCAAAGGTTGGTATTGGGTGGCATATTGATATAAGTAATTCAGATCTACAAAACGATCCGAGTAGACTTGCTTCATTAATGTATATTGAAAAGGGTACGGTATACGGTGAACTTGATGAGAATCTAAACATGAAGTATAGCAATCAAGAACGAGCGAAACTCTTTGAGGACCATTTGCCACTTCCAGACTATCTTAACTTAGTTAGTTTTTTTTTGCGACAATCAATCGAATTAATGAGCAGTTATACGGAAAACAAGAAAATAAGGATAAACCTGATAAGGGCAGTGAGAGGTTTGTTTGGGAAAAACTAATCCACTATCTAAGTAAGGAATATAATCAAACGTGGGAGCAAATCGTTAAATGGAATATATTTACCTTCAATCATAGACTTAAATTTATTAACTTTACCAAAGAACAAGAAATAAAAACCATACAACGTGAGCGACGCTGATATAATTAATAGTTTGAATTTTGGGAGGTCTGAGGATATATTGAAAAATACGTCTGACAATCCTATGACTGAATTACTATTAAAGCTTACAAACGAATTAATAGCAGATTGGCGTAAACAATTAATCAATGATAAATCATACGCAACAGGGGATTTAGCTCAATCCTTAAGACCTGCAACAATCAAACCTGATTTAATCGAAACAGCTGGCGCACCACATTGGAAGTATATAAACTACGGTGTAAATGGTATTAAAGTTAATCGAGGCGCACCAACACACGGTAAAGCCCCAAAAGGAGACTTATCATTTTACGAAGCTATATACAAATGGATGGGAGATAAAGGGATTGTACCTAAAGACAAAGGAATAACACGTGAACAATTAGCAGGAATGATAGTTAACAGCGTACGTATGAAAGGTATTGAGGCAACTCACTTCTTTGATAAGGTATTGACTGAACAAAGAGTTGATGAAATGAGCCAACGAGTTAGCGACCTAGTAGGTGTAGCAATAAGAATAGTAATTAAAAAACCTAAATAAATGGCAGTAACAGTCACACAAAGACCTGAACAATACACACCGAGCGATAACCCTATTGTATACGCTTTCAGACAACCTTTGACAGTAAGTGGGAACACAAAGTATAACGTTTCATTTATAGTGTACGCTTATATCAATGATGCTATCATAGGCACGTTTGAAGTATTCCCTGAAGTGTTATCTACTTATCACTTCGGGAAGATTGATTTAAGTACAAAGATAAGATCGTATATACCAAACCACCCTATTAGTGGCACGGGAAGTAATCCGATTTACAATCCTGGTAATTGTGTAGCGGTTTCAGTTGTTGTTTATGAGAAATACTCTTTAAATATAAACGACACGCCTACAATAGATACAGGAAGTAGTGTTTTAGATTCTTATTCCTATATATTTAAAGGCTCTTTAAACCGTAACGAGTTTATTAACTGGGATTACACAGCTTATGTAAAAGGTGTGACAACAATGGAATTTCTGACAAGTAAAGAGATTACCACAAATCAATACAACGAAGATCTAAAAAAAGGAGATACAACAATACTAAGTTGGCTTGAGGGTAATACTTATGGTGTAACTCCTACTGATTACTGTGTTAACTATGAATATATTTTGCCAAGCGGAAACGTTACTGTTTTAAAAACTATAATAGGAGCGTCACAAGGGTTAATAGGGGCTTTAAGGTTTAATTTAGTAGAAGAATTATCGCTGGGGAATATATCTGTGCCTACCTATTCAGATTGTACGGGTGTTGAAATAAGACTATTATCTGCGTTCCCAGATTACGATCCTATTTCAAGTCTGTATAAAATAACTTTTGCAAACGAATGTTTTGACAAAGGAGCTAATTTACTTTGGTTAAATAAATTTGGATCTTATGACAATTACAGATTTACCTATAATTCGAGAATTTCTGCAAAAATAGAAAGCAAATCATTTAGTAAAATGCAAGGAGGTTGGAATGATGATACTTATCTACCAACAACTAACACATTCGGAAAAATTGACTACCTTAAGACTATTACAAAACAATTAGAACTATCTTCTGACTGGTTAACGGAAGATAAACAAGCGTATGTAGTTAATTTATATGAAAGTCCTTTAGTGTATTTAAATGACTTCTTAGAAGTTGAAAATGTTACTATAACAAATTCATCGTATCAATTGAAACAAAGCGAACACGACGAGTTATTTAATGAGATAGTTAACATTGAATTTTCAAACTATAAATCAATTTCGTTATGAATAGTAAACTTGTTGTTAATGGTTATGAGTTAGAATTATCTGAAAACATTGCAGTACCTTTAAATCTTTCAATTACCGATATTAAAGAACCTGAGAAGCGTAAACGTTCGTTCTCCAAAACTATAACCTTAGAAGGTACAAGTAACAACATGAACTTCTTTATTGGTGCCTATGCTTTAGAGTTGAGATTGGTTGACAGTATAAACATACAATTCACACCTAATTTACGTTATGATTGTGAATTCTATAAAAATGATTTGCTAATATTCAAAGGTAAATTCAAATTAAACGATGTTAGGATAGTAAACGGCGGTTATACGTTCGATTGCAACCTAATAAGCGAAGCAGTTGATATATTTGCGAAATTAAAAGATAAGAAGTTAAACGAGCTAAATTGGTCGGAGTACGATCATGAACTATATCCTATAAACATAACTAGGTCATGGTCATCTCAAGTTTACGTGAATAATGTATTAACGAGAAACTTTGGAGCTGATTCATTAGGCTACCAACCTAAATCATTTGGATACATTTATCCGCTTGTTGATTATGGTTATAACAAGCCTGCGAATAATTCTAGTGGCTCGTTTAGAGCTAATCAATTATATCCTTTCATTTACGTAAAAGAAGCTGTTAAAAAGTGTTTAAACTACGCTTTACAAGGAACAAACATTGAAGTAGATTATACTACTACTTTCTTTGAAAATGCTAACATGAATAAATTGATTTATGGTTTTGGTGGAGGTGAACAAATTAAAATGGGTGCTGATACAGTCGAAAAAGCGAAAATTGAATTATTAAATGGAACAAAGAGTGCTTTAACTTATTACGGTGTAGGCAGTCAAACAAAGTACGCAAACGGCACACCTGTATACTATGTAATAGGTCAAAATTTTAATTTGTTGAAAT